TTGGTTGTATCTATAAGTAGTTCTATGTAGTGTTTAGCTTTTTCTAAGTCTGAAACTCCACCCTTCTCTTTAAAACGTAGCACGTACTTTATAATGTTTCCTTCTACAAATCCAATATTATTTTTAACTATAAACTCAACTGGTTGGATTTTGTATTTTTTGTAGTGGCTTCCACCAACTTGTTTTTTATAAGACTTCATAGACTGTTCTATTGTTAGCTTTATATGCTCTTAAATACATTTTACGATTACCAGCTTTATTGTATGATATATGAACCCAACCTGAATTAGTTTCTTCTGGTTTCCAAAATTCTAAAATACATTGGTCAAATTCTAAATGATTAACTACCCAGTCAGCAAGTTCTTTGTTAGGCACTCCTAGAACTTCGCAATCAACTGCCATTCCAAATGCGTGTTGTGATGTTGGAGAACTTCCTATAGCTTTGCATAACGCAGGAGAACGATAACCAGAAGTTATTTTGATGTCGCCAAATTGATTTATGATTGGTTCAATAACTTCATAGATTAGAGTTTGTAAGTTAATTAGAATTTGGTCAGTTGGAGTATTATCTATTCCAAGTCTTGTAGCAGTCTCACTAAAAAGCAGTTCCTTCAAACTTACTTCTCTCATATATAGATATTGTTATCCCAATCTCCGTTACGTTTCAAATACATTGGTGTTAAATGTGGCATACCATTTGTAATTAATCCACAAGATAAAATAGGTTTTTTTAAATTAAGTCTCATGTAATTCATAGCTAAAGCATCTTTGTTAATTAAACAACCAACAGTCATTCCAAAGTTTAAATGGAAATCATTTCCATGAAATCTTACTTCGCTGATTGTATGATAATGACCCTGAACAACTGATAGAGCATATTGAGCAACAGCTTTAGAAACATCAGGTGAGAATTGGTGTCCAAAAAGTATTCTACCTTTACCAGTATCTATAAAATGTTTTTCTTTCCATTCCCAACCTTTACCTACTTCTAAGATTTGATTGTAAGATTTAATAAAAGACTTTGTCATTCCTTTTGCCATAGCACGTCTTAAAACCATAGAACCATGATTTGATTCTAGCAAAGTCATTTGTGGGAATAGTTTATGAAGTCTATGTATTTCTTTTTTACCAAGTTCTAATTCATCTTTAGGAGATGGAAGATCAGGGTCAATAGTGTGAGATACATTTATAGAATGGAAATCCATTTCATCACCAATATTTACAACTGTATCTGGTTTATATTTAGCTTTTAACTTTGTAAGAAATCCATGCCAGTCTTTATGAGCAAATGGAAAGTGTAAATCTGATATGACTAATATTCGTTTATTCATATACGCAACCAGTTAGTTGTATTCGTACTATTTAGCAAGAAATATTGTAATCAAAGCCAATGATAAAGCACCAAGTCCACATAATATAGACCAGAATAGAGTTTCTAGTTTCTTTTCTAGCTTATATACTGAAGTGCCTAATATTTTAAGTTCTCTCTTAATTCCTGTGATATGTCCCTTTAGAGAAATTAATTCTTCGTTGTGAGTTCTTGCCATTGTCTTTTTCGCATTTACAAGACTTTAGCAAGACGCACCCACCAATCCAAAGTTTGAAAATGCACATTAAATTTTATGCACTAATATCAAACTATTGTGTTTTAATAAAGTTATTTCTTATAAAGTTTTTCTACTGTGTCTGCGTAGTTCTTCCAAAAGCTTTTTGCATCTTCAAAAGCATCTGCATAGAACTTAGACCAATAGTTTTTAATGTCTGAATAATTTAACATTGTTATCTCCGTTTATTATTGCCAATATATAATGTTGCAACATACGAAGTTCAAGACTACTTGATGTTTAAATGTATTTTAATTGATTCTATAAAGTCGTTAATTGCTAGTTCGTACTTCCAACCAAGAAACACTCCTAAGATAGTTCCAAATATAAATGTTATCATATTTTTTTAATTACTTCTTCTAATGACTCTAACACTTCCCAACCAGTAGTACCATTATGAAGTATTGTTGTATTTTTAGTTGTGCTGAAAATAGATGTTATATTGTTAATGTTTAAGTAGATAGCTTTTCCTTTTAAATCAGGATTATCGGCGACATTAGTAAATCCAATAAACTTATCTGATTTATTATCTAGTTTTAATTTAGTGATTTTTTGTTTATCTAACTTAATTACTTTTGACATATACCTTCCTATTTAATTATCTATTTTTTATTTCCCAATTTATAATAGATTCATTCCAAGAATAATATTGATTATCTTCTAATTCTGTTGTTGGCATATCAACTGGTGCGTTCCAATTACAAGTATCTTCATCTAATATCCAAGAGTTAAAAGGTTTAGGTGGAATAAAAGCATCTCTAGTTTGGTCGTATTGAAATCCTATTCCTGCATAGTTTTTTCTAAAATTGTTATTGTATGAAGTTTGTTTCCAAACATCTCTTGTATTGTAAAGTTTATTAATAAAATCTACTCCAGCTTGTTCAGTAGTTGCAATATCATTAGATACTACGATTACTTGTTCAATAATATTTCCTGTTCCTAGTTTTGCAAAGTGTGCCATATATTATCCTGTGTAAGTTCCTGATGCGTTAAATACTAAAACTGTTTTTCCTGAAACTCCAGTAGTTACAGTTGGAGAACCAGTTGTTGTTCCTGAATAATTTGCGTCAGGCATACTTAATATAACAACTCCTGAACCACCATTACCTCCATTTAAACCACCTCCTGCTCCTCTTAAAGAGCCACCTCCACCTCCTCCAGTATTTGCAGTACCATTTTGTGGTTGAATATTGTCAGAAACTCCACCTCCACCATTTCCACCACCACCTGCTCCTCCTGTACCAATAGCACCAACATCACCAGCACCTCCACCTCCACCACCTCTAGTTACTGAAGAACCTGTTATAGAAGATGATAAACCATTTCCTCCATTACCACCAGTAATACCATCACCAACACCACCAGATACACCAGCACCTCCACCTCCACCACCAGCACCAGCACCATCACTATTAGCACCACCAGAAGTACCTTGATTAGCAGTACCAGCAGCAGCATTATTTCCACCACCAGCAGAACCACCACCTGAACCTCCAATAGCTGCACCATAAGTTGAACCATTAAAACCACCACCATAACCACCACCAGTAGATGTTATTGTTGTAATACCTGTTCCTGAAATAGATGAATTAGTACCACTATTCAAACCTGTACCAGCTCCACCACCACCAACTGTAATTGTATAAACTGTTCCTACATTAAATGATAATTCTGTTTCTGAACTTCCTCCACCACCTGAAGTTTCTGAACCAAATGAATTTCTATATCCTCCTGCACCACCACCTCCTCCTGGTGCAGCATCACCAGTACATCTACCTCCTCCACCCCCACCTGCTATTACTAAAAAATCTACTGTGTAAGGTACAGGTGATAAAGCATCTGTGCCTTCATTAATTCCTGATGTTGCTAACCAACCTTGTGTTGCATCTATATAAACTAAACTTACACCTTCTCTTTCACCAGTTAATTGAAAATTAAGTGTTGAACTTTCTATTTTATTTCCATTAGGAGAAATAGTTAAAGCATTTGTATCAAAAGTTCCTGCATAATCTACTAGTGCTACTTGTTGTCCAGCAGTTGGTGTTGCAGGTAATGTTACTGTAAATCCTGCCGAAGTAGTATTACAAAAATATCCTTCTCCAGCAACAGCAGTAAAACCAGAAGTCTTAACTGAAGATTGCCAAGCAATACCAGAAGCAGGAGTTGCAAATGATAAAACACCAGAACCATTTGTCGTTAATACTTGTCCATTAGTTCCATCAGTTGCAGGTAAAGTAAAAGTTAAATCAGCACTAACACTAGCTGGTGCTTTTAATGCTACATAGTTTGTTCCATTAGCTGTTGTTTCACGAAAGCGAATTTCTTTTTGATTGTCTATAATTAAATTTACTGTTGATGTAGAAGCTGAATCTGTAAGTGTTAAAACTGTTCCTGTTGCAGTTGTAGATAGTCCAGTAATTGATACTGTTGAATCTAACCAATTTACTGTGTTAGCTGAATGGTCAATAGTTGCTAAAGATATATCATCAGCACCATCATAATATTTTAATGTAGGAGAAGTTGCAGTTGTTGTATCTAACCAAAGCTGACCAGCTACTGCACCAGTTGGTCTTGATGTTCCTGAATTTGTAGTTTGAATTGCTGATAATGCGTTGTTTAAATCTGTTCTAAATGCAGGGAAACCCTGATTTGCTATGTTATAATCGTGTTGTGCCATATTCTATCTAATATCCTTTAGCTAAATAATCAAAAGTTTTAGTAACTCCTGAATTGCCACTATTTTTAAATGCAACATCAAAACCATTAACAGTTTTATTTGAAATTGTAAAGAAATCTCCTGTGTTTAATCCTTGTGCTGTTATTCCTACTGCATAAGAATTAGAATAAAAAGGTAAAGTAAATACAACATTATAAGTTCCTGTCCCTGAAACAATATCATTTCCACTAAATATTCTATCTGGCATATCTATACTTACAGATAAAGCACTAATAACTGGAGTAGATGCTAAATCAAATGATCTTAATGTTACTTTAAATTTATAATATCTAGCTGTGTAATCGCCAACTACAAAGTTTCTAAATGTAGTATAAGTTATATTGTCATTAGATAAAGCAATCTCAATATGAGCATTACAATTAGCAGGAGTATCGCCATCAAAGTTTGATTGTGCGTCATCAAAATCTCCAGTTCTTAAATCAAATAAGTCATCTAAGTTATCAGATGTTTGTGTAATAGAAGCAGTTACTCTTGAAGTATAAACTGCACCTATATCTATTGGAGTTGAGAATAAATAAGTTCCTTCAGAATATAAGTCATAAGAAGTTACACCAGAATCAAAGAATGAAGTTCCTGAATCAAAGTTTCCTGTTGCACTATCAAATAGTTCTGATGAATCTAATCTTAATGTACCATCAGATACAATAGTTTGAAATTTAGTTCCTGAAAATGTTGGAGATTCAGTTTGTGTTGCAACAGCATTATAGTTTCCTATTGCTAATACATTTGTTTCAATGATTGTTTCATTAGAAGAAAAGTTACCATTTTTATCTACTGCTTTTATAAGATATGAACCTACTCTTGCTGGAACTGTAACTGAAGTAGCTGGTCTTGCAACTTTTTCAACTAAAGAAACTGAGTTAGCCCAAGAAGCACCACTTGTTTGTGTTGAATATCTTATTTGATAATAAGCTAAATCTAAGTCTGTAATTTGTTGCCAAGATAAATGTGCATCTCCACCAAT